ACAAATAAAGCATTCTTATCTCCAATAAGTAAATCATCGTAATTGAATTTAGTAACTATTAAAGATTGTAATAGTTTATCTAAAACAGTACCTTGTTTAATATAAGATTGATTGGTAAGAATATCTTCTTCTTTAGCAGTCATATATTTCATTTCAATTTTTCCTTCTGCTAAAGGGTGTCCTTCTGGGTATAGTAAACCTTTTGAAGGTAATTCTACAATTTCTGTAGGGAATTTAAAATCACTCATAAATTTTTATTTAATAAAACTAGTTTGTCTATTATAAATATAATATAAAAAAAGAGCTTGGCAAAGCCAAGCTCAAATTTAAACTTATTTGAATTTCTATTAGAAGTTCAATACACAGTAATCTGGTTGAACTGTCATTGTGATTTCAATAGCAGTATCTACAGTATCCCAGTTGTAATCACCAAAGCTAGCGTCAGTGATTAAAGCACCTTTGATTACCCATTCAGAAACGATATCGCCTACAGGTCCTAATACGTCAAAAGTTAAGTCTTTCTTGTAGAAGTCTGAATAACCATCTCTACCAGTTACTGATTCGTGGTGTAAACGTACCCATTCCATTACTGCCTGAGCACCTGAAGGTGTGATAGGATCAAATAATGTGAATGTGATTGGATTCCAAGTGGTTTTACCTTTCACAAAACGTTGAACGTTAATGTGGTTTAAAGGTACAGTTCCTTGAGTTAAAGATACAGCACCTACACCTTTGATTTCGTAAGCAGGGATGCCATCAATATACATGATAAAGCGGTTCGCCTGTTTTGGTTCAAACGCTGTGAAAAATATTTCGTTCGGGTCTAATACTGCCATTTTGCTATATTATTTATTTTATTATAAATATTATTAATTACAACTCTTATGCTGGGAAAGTAGCTCCCGTTGGTAAGATGTTGAAGTCTAGGTAAATGAATTCAGCAGTCTTAGTTGGTTGTAGATAGATTTGACCGATTAACTGGTTTCTATCAATTACGTCTGGAGTGTTGTTGGAATCATCCATAATTACTCTGAACGCATATAAACCTTGACGTTGTTGAACTGATTCTAGGTATGGGTTAACTTGGCTTAAGAATTGGTTTCTTGTAGCGATTGTGTTTTGTTCAAACACTAAGTTATTGGCTACTTGAGAGATGTAAGACTTAAGAGCGATTAACAATCTACGTACATTTACACGATCAAGTGCAGATGATTTCTTTTGTAGAGTTTTCTGACCGTATACTACAACTCCAGTACCTGGGAATGTTGCAATTGGGTTTACATTACCTACATACAAGTCGTTACGATTTGTTTGTGAAAGCTTTCTTTCTGCTCTAATTACGGTGTCTAAACCACCTCTATTGATACCTGCCGGAGCGAACCAAGGCTCACTTACACTGTCGTTAAACGCGTATACTGCCGGAATCATAGTAGAAGCTGGTACCCATACTAATTGACCAGTACCTGGATCAAGAGTTTGTAACCAAGGCCAGTAAGTAGCAGCGTATGAGCTATTGATAGATTGAGCTGAAGTTGTAGCTTGTACAATTTGTGCTCCGTAAGCTCTAGTATCAATTACTGCGATAGCATCTCCTCTAGATTGGATAGTGTTTACTAAACTAGTGATTTGAGTTGCGTTATCTGCAATGTTTAAACCAGGGGCTACAATTGCATTAAATCTGTAATCGTCTTGGTTACCTAGCAAGCTAATCATGTCATTGTAATCAGTTGCATTGATACCTTGTAGATTTGTAGTACCTGTGATAGCTTCGTAGTACTTAGCTCCACCACCATAGAATAGATCACCAGCAGCTCCTGTAAACGTACCTCTAGAAGTTATAGGCATTGAAGACGTGTATTGAGCTTTTGCTGTTCCGTTATTATCAAAGTAATATGGAGTTGGTAAATTTACAGCGCTTACGTAAACGTATCTAGATTGGTTAGGGAAACTACCATTTATCTGGATGTAGTTTTCTGATGAATTATATACTTGGTAGCTATCACCTATTACTCTAGCAATGTAGTTTGGTTGAGTTGGGTCAAGTGATAGGTTAGTCCAAGTTTCAAGTACAATTGGTTCTGTAGTTGTATCGTTACCTTGTCTAATTAACAAGCTGAATGTACCTGAACCAGTGTCTACGTTAGAGATTTGCCATCTTACGTTATCGGCTGAACCGCTTGAAAGAATTCCGTTAGTACCTTCTGAACCTGAATTGTTCATGATAGTACCTTCAGAAATTGTGTTTAATGTAAATGATGGGTAATCTAAACCACCTGCAAAGAATGTAGTAGTACTTCCTGAAGTGTAGTAGTAATCGTTACCAGATGATCCGGCTGATTTATCAGAGAAGCTTAATATTACGGTTGAGTTAGAAGCTGAGATATCTGCCCAAGATGATGTGTAAGCTGCTACTGAAGAGCTATTATTAAAATGCAATACAGCTTGTGCTGCAGTAAGAGCAGCTGTTGAGCCTGTAGTTACATAAACAATAGTAGAGGTATTAGTACCAGTACTGCCAGTAAATACTAAGTTAATTCCGTTAACATTAAGGGCAGAGCTTGAACCATTAGCTACTACCTCACCATAGAATGAAGTAATATCTACAGTTGCAGAAGAAGTTGTAAATCCTTTAGCACTTGGGATACCAGTAGAACCTGATAATTCAGGATAGAAAGAAGTAGCAGAGGTAAATGAACCTGATGCTACTCTAGCTACTAGTAATGTTTCACCACCCTGTTGGAAGTAATTGTAGGCAGCAATAGAGGTTAAGTAACTGTATTCCTGACCACCACTTAGGAAAGTACCACCAAACTTATTTAAATAGTCTGAGTAAGTAGTTACTAAAGTAGGGATTTCAACAGGACCTTTTACAGTAGGACCAATGATTGCAGCACCAACAGTTACTGGTTGCTGTGTGATAAATGATTGATCATTCTCTCTTGCTAATACACCTGGAGATATTAGAGTTTCAGCCATCTTGGAGTTATATTTTTAGTTTTGTTATAAATATGTAGGGTCTCCCCAAAAAAATATAACCATTAAATATAACCCTAAAGAAAGATGGAGTATTACTCTACAGTAATCTCGCCGGTCTCTAGATTAAGAGAGCCATTTCCGTATTTTTCTGTCAATTGAGCTCCCAACTCAGCGCTAGCTTGCTCTAGTTCAGCGATTTGAGCTTTCAAAGCAGCCTTATTGTTCTCTAGCATAGTGATTCTGTACTCGAGTGAGCCAAGACCAGCTAGGATGTTGTTTTGTTGAGCGTTAAGGTTTCTTAGTGAGGTGATTTCCTCTTCGGTTAGAACTTTAGTTTCCATGTTTTTGTTGATTGATTATTGTGGTTATAAATATTAAAAGGTTTTTAAAACTTTATCTATTTGATTTAGATCGAACATCTCATTTATGTTTGAATAAGGACACTCATGAGGTACTCCTTCAAAAGAAGCGTCAAATAGGTATGCATCAATTAGCTTGGTATTGCCTTTAGGAGGTAATGCCTTAACATTAGTATGCATATCGTATCCGAAGTTCTCGGCTGCTGTGCCAATCCAGAACACAACTGAAGGAAGTTTTAATGCTGCTGCAGCATGTTGTAGACTTGAATCTATCAAGATGCGCTTTTCTGATGCTGCTACTAGTGAGAACAGCTCCATATTTGTCATTCCAAAGTTTACTACTTCAACACCTGGTAGTACTGGAGTGTTTTCTCTGGTAAGTTGGATAATGTGGTATTTTTTGGATACTTTTTCTGTAATGTATGATGCCAATTCAATTGGAATATCTCTAGTCCAAGCATATCCATGTGGTTGGCCACTAAACATACCTCCGTTTGTTTGGAGTAGAAGAACAGGCTTATCTCGCTTCCAACTATATTGGAAGTTCTTTTGTACCATGTTAAAGTGGATGTCTGGTAGTTGCTTAGTGTATTTTACACCTAATAATTCCGCCCAGTTTTCCACTAGGTGCTTCTGTTTTAGGATGTGACCTGTTTGAAAGTATGGTTCGTGGCGGAATACCAGAGTATCTTTTCCTAGGATAAAATCCTCATAGAAGTACGCTGTCATACCCACTCGGTATACTCTAAATACGTTAGGGTGGTTTAGGAATACTTCAGGATAAGATGCTACTACTACAATCTTTCTATCTGGGTATGTTTTGGCTAGTGAAGGTAGAAGTGCTGTAGCGGCTACGTTTTTACCTAAACCTCCTTCAATATGCCATACTATATATTTTTCCATGTTATCTTTTTTTTGCGCAACTGATATTAAAACTGGTGATGCTTCCAATCCATCGGCTTGGATAGACTTGTATTGTTTGTCTACTTGGGTTTGATATCCTACTCTCATAGCTCATAACCAAAATCGTTAAAGAACCAAGCATAGTGGTTTTCGATCAACTTAACTGCGTTAGGACCTAACACGTCAACAAAATCGTTTCGTACTGGTTTAAGTTCTTGGCGGATAATATGATCTCCAAAAATACCGTACCACTTATCATCCTCGTGGGTGATTTGTTTGATGTTTTTAAAATCGTGTTGGTAATATGGTATTTCAAGGTATTCGTAGATACGCTCCATTTGCTCGTTCGGATTTGAGGCTAAGTCTTCAAACTTAACAAACAAGATATTCTTGTGAAGACCCTGTACTAGTACCTGATAGATACGATCCATTGAAGGGCCAATTGGTGGGTTAGCTGACCATACCTCAATTCGCTTGTCTGTTGTAGTGCCTGTTAAGTTACCCCAGTTTGCAATGTGGTGGTCAATGAGTGGGTGTTTACGATATTTTTTCTCTAGAGAAGCGTATACTGCTCTGATGTCCCTGATCATACAGATCATCTTGGGGTTGGGATCAAAAGCGTTTACAAATTCCCATTCGGCATTCCATCCTCTACACTTGTCGATTACGTATGGTTTGTCTGTTAGGTCTTCGTAAAAACCATATAATGCTCCTTTAAGGTACCCTTTAAAACCAGTAAGCATTTGTTGCTCGTCTTGTGCTTTAAACTCTAAACCATCAGAGAAAATAGTACGAGATGCAGCTAGCATCTCAAATACACCTGAGGTAGGAGTAGTGTGAATGTCAGGGTTTTGACCTAAGATATTTTGGATTAGTGTAGAACCAGCACGGGGCATGGAACTATTATAGAACACTTTTTTTACCATAACGAAATTATAAAACTAATTAAAGGGGTGTTTATGCTATATAGGCGCTACCTGAAGTGATTGCTTTGTTGATCTTACTACGTTGAGTTGAAGTAGCACCATCTTTAAACCAATCTTTTTCCATCATGATCTTAAGGTGGCCCATATTACGCTCAACTGTAGATTTTTTATCCTCGTCTGTGGCTTGGGTCATGTCTTGACCTTGAATAATACGATCAATCAAACCTACAGAATCGAATGCCGCCGAGATTGACTGAGTGATTTCTTCTGGTGATTTAGTATCTTCTATCATATGCTATTGAATGATTTAATATGTTAATAAATATACGAATTTCTGAATAAGATGTCAAGTTGAAATATAGAACCGTCAGGGAGTTTTTGGTATTCTAAAATATCGTCTATTACAAACTCATATTCTTTTAACTTACCCACAACCTGGTCCATTAGAGGAGCTCCAATGTTGTATTGTAGAGTAGAAACCTCTAGTAGAAGGTACTTGCTACGCTTGATGGTTTTACTTCCTCCATTTAAAATATCCAACTCAGCTCCCTGTACGTCAATCTTAACTAGATCGATCATCTCGTTAGGAAAGAAGTTTAGATTATCTAAAGTATTTACTGGGGTTTCAATTAGCTCGTACTTGCCATCTCCATACCATTCTGTGTTTTCTTTGTAGATAGAGGCTCCTGTACCTATACTGTTTGCTTTTTCTATATGTAAAGAGGTAGTACCTGTAAAGTTTGATAGGGCTAAAATATGGTAGGGATGGTTTGATTTACTTAGGTATG